ATGCCTAAGTCACACATGCAACACCAGCGCGAAATAGACCGCGCCTCAGACATCGAACTGGACATGGAGCGCATTGAACAGGATATGCGCGAGATTCTGTTGAGCGGTGATGAGTTCCCGCTGACCTATCGCAACCAGTCCGGCATCCGGTGCTGTGCCATCTACGACCGTGACGATGTGATCAACGCCATGATCGAGCTGGACGCGGACACCCACAACCGGGCGGTGATGATGACCCGCACTGACCCGATTGAAGCGGCAAAGATTCTTACACAACTCATGGCAAGAGCCGTGGAACAAATCATCGGCCTGGCCCCGATTCGGGAAGCGGCTGAATTCACAGAAATGGAGAACGCAGCATGAGCGGCTTGAGCAAACTGACCTCTACCCTGGCTGAAAAGCTGGGTATGTCTGACCAGAACGGGCAGGAGTTGATTCAGACCCTGAAAGCCACGGCATTCAAGGGCGACGTGTCAGACGCGCAGATGACTGCCCTGCTGGTGGTGGCTAATCAATACGGCCTGAACCCCTGGACCAAAGAAATCTACGCCTTCCCGGATCGCCAGAATGGCATCGTGCCAGTGGTCGGTGTCGATGGCTGGAGCCGGATCATCAACCAGAACCCGCAGTTCAACGGTATGGAGTTCCGGGCATCGGAAACCATGGTGGAAATGAATGGCGCCCGCCCCGCTCCCGAGTGGATGGAGTGCGTCATTTACCGTAAAGACCGGGATCACCCGGTTGTCATTCGCGAGTACCTGGACGAAGTGTATCGCGAGCCGTTCAAACCTGGCATGAAAGGCCCCTGGCAAACCCACACCAAGCGGTTCTTCCGGCACAAAGCCATGATCCAGTGTTCGCGCCTGGCCTTCGGTTATGTGGGCATCTACGACCAGGACGAAGCGGAGCGTGTGGTGGATATGGGCACCGTGCAGAGAGCCCCGGAGCAAGAGGCAGCGCGCCCCGCTCTGGAGTACTACCCGGCGGACAAGTTCGACGCCAATTTCCCGAAGTGGCAAGCCATCATCGAAGGCGGCAAGAAAACCCCGCAACAGGTGATCGACACCGTAGAAAGCAACGCCATTCTGACTGACGAGCAGCGCCTGCAGATCATTGCGCTGGCAGCACAAGGAGAAGAAGCATGAAGATCCTGAACCTGATTCAAGGTAGCCCGGAGTGGCACGCAACCCGCGCAACCCGACTCACGGCCAGCGAAGCCCCGGCCATGATGGGTGTCAGCAAATACCAGACCCGCACACAGTTGTTGGATCAGAAGGCTACCGGCTTGGTTCCGGAGGTGGACGAATACCAGCAGCGGATCTTCGATAAAGGGCACGCAGCAGAAGCAGATGCCCGCCCCATTGCTGAGCGCATCATTTCCGAGGAACTGTACCCGGTCACCTGCGAGGACGATGAAGGGCGCCTGCTGGCGTCCATGGATGGCCTGACGATGCTGGAAGATATCGGCTTCGAACACAAGCTCTGGAACGAGAAGCTGGCCGAGCAGGTAAAGGCTGGCGAACTGGAGCCGCATTACACCGTACAGATGGATCAGCAGATGCTGGTGTCCGGTGCCGAGAAGATCCTGTTTATGTGCAGCGACGGCAGCGAGGAAAACTGCGCTTGGATGTGGTACGAGCGCAACGAGAAAGCCATCAAGGCCCTGATTGCTGGCTGGGCTCAGTTTGAGCAAGACCTGGCCAACCATAAGCCGGCGGAACCCGAAGCGCCAAAGGCCGAAGGCAAAGCCCCTGAGGCCCTACCTGCCCTGTCTGTCCAGGTGCAAGGCATGGTCACCGCCTCCAACCTGAAAGAGTTTGAGGCAAGCGCACGAGCCACTCTGGCCAGCATCAACACCGATCTGCAAACCGATGAAGATTTCGTTTCAGCCGAGAAGGCCGTGAAGTTCTGCAAAGACGTGGAAAAGCGCCTGGCCGGCGCTAAGGAAAACGTGCTGGGCCAGATGCAGACCGTGGACGAAGTAGTGAAGACCATCGACCGGATCAGCGAGGAAACCAGGCAGCTGCGGCTGAAGCTGGATAAGGCGGTGAAGGAGCAGAAGGAAACCCGCAAGCTGCAAATCCTGAACGATGCACGCGCCAAGTGGGACGCCTTTATGAGCAGCTTGCACGGCTCTCTGTCGAAGGAAGCGGACGGCCTGCCGGTAGCCCTGAACTGCAGCAACGCCGACTTTGCGGGCGCCATGAAGGGTAAGAAGACGATCAGCAGCCTGCAGTCTGCGTGTGACGACGAGTTGGCCCGCGTCAAGATCGAAGCCAACGAAACCGCCGAGCTGGTTCGGGGCAACATCCAGCAGCTGAGCGAGCACGCTGCCGATTACAAATTCCTGTTCCGTGACTTTGGCCAAATCTGCATGAAGCCCGCCGATGACTTTGCCGCGGTGGTGAAGGTGCGCATTGCCGACTACCGGGCAGAACAGGAAGCGAAGGCCAAGCGCGAAGCCGAGGAAGCGGCACGGCGCGAGGCTGAGCAGAAGGCGCATCAGGAAGTTGCCGCCCAGGTGCAAACCGATACTGTGGCTGACCCCGCCACCACCGAAAAGAAGCCGGCTTACCAGATGCCGCCACTCAACTTTGCCGAGCCCAAGCCCGAGCAGGTCACTATCAGCGCCGAGGAATACGCGCAACTGGTGCACAACAGCAAGATGTATCTGGCCCTGGCTGCCGCTGGCGTGGACAACTGGGACGGCTACGACATGGCCATGGAAATCATGCAGGAGGCCGCGTAATGGCCAAACCCCGAGTAATCCTGACCCCCAGCCAGATTGACCGGGTGAAAGCCATGGCAGCCGTTGAGCTGCCGTTGGAGACCGTCGCCCGCCAGCTGGGCATGGCCCGCGAAACCCTGGCAAACGCCCTGACTCGTCAGGGCCTGGGCGAGTGGATGGAAGAAGCGTTCCCGTGTCGCCGAGGTGTCGGCAGCGGCGGCGCCCGGAAAGGCGTAGAGCGCAAGCCGAAATCCAGTGGCGAAATGCGCAAGCTCAAGCCCGAGCAGATTGTTGTGCCGCTGAAGGTGCCGGAGAGTTTGCAGGCGAAGTGGTTGATGGGGAGATCCGTAGCGTGAACGCCAGCCAGATCACACTGAACAGCTACTTCTCTGGTGCCGGCCTGATGGATATCGGGCTGATCGAAGCAGGCCTGCGAGTGAACCAGTCGTTTGAGCTGGACAGCTCCGCTTGCCGGGTGCAGCGCGAAAACCTCAAGCATGAGGTGGTCGAGTGCGACATCAGCCAGAAGCTGGCCCTGGATGAGCAGGACTGCGACTGGATGGTGTTCACCTACCCTTGCACCAAGTACAGCACCATTGGCGACATTCACGGCGTCCGCACCGGTGACGAACTGTTCCTGCACAGCCTTCGGCACATGGCCATAAAGAAGCCAGAGGGCTACGTGGTCGAGAATGTGCCCGGCATGCGCGCCTTCCCGGTGGTGATGGAAGCGATGACCAGGCTGCCGGATTACTACGTGCAGACCTTCTGTCCGGTGCAGTCAAATCTGTGGCTGCCCCAGCGCCGGGACCGCCTGATCATCATTGGCAGCAAGCGCCCGTTTGCATGGCGGCCGCCTGAGCACAACCGCCCTATCCGGCTGCGGGATATTGTCGAGGCTGAGCCGCGCATCACGATTCCCAAGTCGGTGGCTAACCGGATGAACGGAAAGTACCGGGATCTGCCGATTATCTCAGACCCTGAGCGCGACGATGTGGCGCCCACCTGTGTGGCGCACTACGCGAAGGACAAATCCACCCGAGTGCTGGCTGACAAGCGGTTTCCGATGGGCGTGCGCCCTTACTCCGTGCGGGAGTATGCGCGGCTCCAGGGTGTGCCCGACTGGTTCCAGTTCAACTGCTCCGATACCGAGGCCTATCGCATGGTGGGCAACGGAGTGAGCGTGCCGGTTGCGCGCTGGATCGGAAACGAGATCAAGCGATATCACGGAGTTGCAGCATGAACCCCCACAACAAAGACGAGTTCGCTGCCGCCTGGGTAGAACTGGATGACCCGGCAGAAGTCCGGGCGGCGTTTGAGCGAGACGATAACCCGGAGCCGAAGCCGGCGAAGTATCCCTACAAGCTGATTAACGGCGAATTGGTGAAAGACGATGGAACAGATCCGAAAAAGACACCACCTCAAAGCGCATGAGCGGGCGGCTGTTGACGCTGATCTGATCAAGCGCAAAGAGCTGCGCCGGCGCATGGCTGAGAACGCCGCAGAGATCGTCACTCTGGAAGTAGGTGTTTCGGCTCGAACCATCCAGAAGGTGGATCGTCTGCGCAAAGTCTGCCCTGCGCTATTCCCGCGAATCGACCAGGGGAAGCTGGAAGAAGCGTTCAGGCGTCGGCGGATCTACTGGCTGGCTCGTGAGGAATTTCAGAGCCGGTACAGCGATCAGGCCATGATGGCTCGGCACAACATTTCCAAGACCACGCTGGTGCGCCGGCAGAAGCAGGTTTACCAGCAGCAGGCAGAGCAAATTCGGAGGGCGGCATGAACATTCGCGACCTTTCACCAGACCACCCGCTTCGCACCGACCCGTCACGACCATGGCCCTACAAGGTGCTGGTGGGCTACCGGGCTCAGGGCAACCGCAAGATCGTGGCCACCCGCTCGGTCTATGTCCGGGCCACCAGCGAGGACCAGGCAGAGCAAGCGGGCTTCCGTGAAGCCAGAGCCATGATCCCGATGGTAGTCGATGGCCGCCGTCTGAAGGCAAGCCGGATCGTGAGCAGTCGGCCGCTGGATAAGCAGGATGCGATCGGGGGGCGCGGCATGAGCCAGCAAGAGCTGATCGAAAAGCCCCTGTCCCCGGACGTGTTCACGCTGCTGCGGCTGTTTGAGAACCACCGGGGCATCGACCGGCCGCAAGACTGGTACGACCTGAAACAGAACTATCACGGCCAACTGGATGATCCCGCCAGCCGGGAATGCTGGTCATCAGCACGGCTCAGCAAGGCGCTGGATGCGGCAGAAGCAGCCGGGTATGTCGTGCACCGGAAGAAATGGGAAATCACCAGCCAGGGGCTTGAGGCCCGGAAAGCAGAGACGGCGCGGAGGATGAAAGGGTGACCTGCGACAAATGCAGCGCCCTACTGGAGCGCCTGAACAAACTCCGTGACCGGAAAGACTACTACGTGCGCGAGAACAAAAGGCTTCGGGCGCAGGTCCGGAATCAGCGCAAGAAGCTGAGCGAATGGGAGAAGAAGCATGGCAACAACTGAACGAGAAGACGCACTGGACCGCAAGCTGAGCGGCCAGAGCAAGACTGACCGGCTGATTGATGGCGCTGCTGCCCTCATTGCCGGCCAGGCCTATGAGCTGATGCTCTCGCACTCGATTGAGGGCGAGTGGCCAGAATCCGAGGCGCACGTAAAAGCTGAGCACGACATGTTGCTGGAAATGGTTGGTGAGCTAAGGAAGCTGAAAGGCAACCCACAAGGAATCCTTGACGGTTCAGACCATATTGCTGACGACCGCAAAATGGTTGAGGGCAACGTGGCTCTGGCTGGCGATATAACCGACCAGGATGGCACGACGTTTTATCGGTCTCTGCTTGTCCAGTTTACAGATGATTCCAGTCTTCGGGCTGCAGTGGATTCGGGCCAGTGCCGGTTTACGGTGTTTGGGGGTGAGGTGTGAAGGCCGAGCCGAAATCTTACAGGGGCTGGCCTCTACTGGATACGCTGCCAGAAGGCTGGGCAATAGACAGGACGGCAGGCTCCCCGGTGTGTGGATATGAGTTCTGCACCAACGGGCAGGGCGTGCTTTCCGGACGGCAAGAAAGGGCTCTAGTTCGCTCGGGCCAGACTGAAACACCGAAACCCGCCGCCAAGCTACGGGCATTGAGCCCAAAGCCAAGCCGGAGCATCGAGAAATGCAAGGGGCAAGCTGCCGGCGAATACCCGGCCAAAACAGTTAACCAACTTGCTCGCGAGAAATTTAAGGCGCGCCTGCTCAGCGACATCCTTATAGATTTGAAGGTTTGCGAGATCGAAGGGTGGAGCAAGGCCGAATACATAGGCGAGCTCCGTAAGCTGATAAATGGAATAGGGGCATGCAATGACTGACTTTTGCAGCGTGGGCCGGCGCTCTACCGAGAACTACCGCTGGTGGACGGCAGCCGATGACGACCAACTGACTGAGTTGTACGCCACCCACAAACTCAAGGACATTGCCGAGATCATGGGCCGGAGCATCAGCTCAGTGGCAAACCGGCGCGTGAAGCTCGGGCTGAAAAGAACGCCAGAGCAGCAGGCGCGTATCGGTAACGGCTGCTTTAAGCCGGGCCAGAAGCCGTGGAACGCCGGCAAGAAAGGTTGGAACGCAGGTGGACGCAGCGCTGAGACCAGATTCAAGAAGGGCGAAAAGCCTTCAAACACCTGGCGGCCCATTGGTGCCGAGCGGATCTCGAAAGACGGCCTTTTGCAGCGCAAGGTTTCGGACACTGGCGACAAGCGTAAAGACTGGCGCCCCGTCCATGTGATGATCTGGGAGGCCGAAAACGGGCCGGTGCCCGAGGGTCATATCGTGATCTTCAAAGACCGGGATCAGCGCAACCTGTCGCCGGACAACCTCGAAGCCATCACGCGGGCAGAGAACATGCGCCGGAACTCGATAGATCGATACCCGCCAGAGTACCGCCAAGCGGCCATTACCCTCGGATGGTTTAAGCGTCGAATCAACAAAATGGAGCGAGAGCAGCATGAAAACAATCGGTGATCTTAGGGATGTGCTGGGCAGAACGATGGAAGGTGTGCTGGATGGCAAGTATACCGTCGAGCAGGCCCGCGCAGTGGCTCAGGTGGCGCAGGAAGTGAATGCCACGGCAAAGCTGGAAATTGACATGGCGCGGGCCACAGATGGCGACTTCAAGGGGTCCGGATTTATCGACGTTGATCCTGGGCACGGAATCCAGCAGCGGAAACTTGAAGGTCGGAAGGGCGTATGAACATTGAACTAAAACCAATCGCAGAATCCAAAGTCCGCCAGTTGGGCGGCGATGTTTGCGGGGTGCTGGTGCGTAAGGACGGCAAGCTGGCTGCTGTGGATGAGCATGGGCGGGTGCAGTGGTTGCAAAGTGAGCGAGGTTCGGAGCCGGTGGCGTGGTCTTGGGAATACCGAGGACTGCACGTAAGCGCAGATAAAGCCTTTATCGAAAAGATTGCCGCCGACGGCTTTGCTGTACGCCCGCTGGTATTCGCTGACACCCAGCCCGCCCGCGCTCAGGGTGGCCAGGGTACGGAAGTTGTGGCGTGGGCCAGCCCCTTGCCTGACGGTACGGAACAGGTCACGAAAGAGTTGCCAGAGAGAATCTACGGCGTGGTGCCTAAAGACTATCAGTGGTATGTGCGCCCTCTCGTATACGCCGATACCCGGCCCCAGCCCGCCGTGCCGGATGATCTGCGGAAACACATCGAAAGAATGCTTGAGCTTCACGAAAAACGCGGCGTTGTGCTGTCGGTTCACATGCAAGAGCTTGAAGAACTTATCACCACCCCCACCACACCCCAGGCTGATGGGTGGAAGGTTAAATTCATGCAGATAATGAGCGAGATCTACTCTGATCTGGATGACGAGCACGAAGATCCAATCCCTTCGGATCTATGGGATTTGTGGCGAGATTTGCGCGCAGCAACACAACCACCAGCCGAACAGGAGAGCGAAGGCGATGAGTGATCTTCTTCGGTACAGAGTGACCTCACAAGACGGCGCTCCAGCAAGATTTGACGAGTCGGAAACAGGCTACTGGACGCCATGGTATATCGCAGAGCGACGCTGCAATGACCTCCGCGCCAAGCTGGAACAGGCCGAGGCGCGGATGGCGGAGTTGACACATAGCTGCCAAATAGAAAAAACCTCCATGCTTATGCGCGTTTCTCGATTGTCTGAAACTCTGGAAGCAATCCGCAGCGGAGAGTTTTCGCTGCCAAAATGCCAGCAACTGGCAGACAGAGCTTTGGGCTCTCCTGTTTCCGAGGCTGCTATTCTGCGATTGCAGGCCGAGGCGGTGGAGCAATGCTATAGCGATATCGGAGAGATGGTGTTTTCGCCGGAGGTTCGGACACCGCAAGGCGCGCTGAATAAAGCAGCGGGGCATTGCGCAGACTACGTTCAACGCTTGCGCCAACAAGCCGACGAAGCCGAGCGGGCGGGAGGTGAGATGTGAGCTGTGAATACGTTCAGCAGTATTACAAAGTCCCAGCGGTGATTGGCCGTCGAGTCGTAGTGAATGGTCGAGCTGGAATCATTGCCGAGGACTGCGGCCATCATATTGGCGTCAATTTCGACGACGACAAGCCCGGCAGCATTTCGCACTGCCACCCGACTTGGGAGGTTGAATATCTCGGGATGGGCAAAGTGCGACAGATGACGCGCAGCCAGAAACGCTACCGCCGGTTCCGTGAGTATGGCGATATGTTCGATAGCTTCATTGATTTCTGCCGCTGGCACGACTCGCCAGAGCGTTCGTGGAATGGAGGTGCGCAGTGAACGATACACCAGAGACCATCTATTTGATCCCCGGCGAGGACGTAGACGGAGCGCCCTGCATGGTCTGGTGCGATGATCCAGCGCCCGGCGAAGGCATGGACCCCGCAGAGGCGGTGAAGTATGTCCGGGCCGGATCAGCGAGTGCCTTTGAGCGTGATGTGGCTTTCCGCCAGCGTGACCTTGCCTATAAGCAGCGCAATAAGGCGGAGCTAAAGTGGTCCCAGGCCCGGCAGGAAAACCGAGACCTCCACGAACGGATCGGGGAACTGGAAACCATGGTCAAGGTATTCCGGGGCTGTATCGAAACAGGTCTGATGCCGGAGCCTGGCAGTCCTTGCCAGCGAAAAGTATTTGATCTTGTTGGGGAGCCTGGCGATGACTGACTACAAAACCAGAACAACCCAGATCATGGTGCACCCGGCTGATAGCCAAACCATCCTGAGCGAGATGGTAACGACGGTCAGCATCGATGACGAAGGCGGCGGCGAGTTTGTAAAAGCCGAGCAGGTGAATACCGGCGCAATCTTGATTAACCCGGACGAGTGGCCGGAGTTGCGGGCGGCGATTGATCGGATGATTTCGGAGTGCGAGGGAGGTGAGCGGTGAACAACTCAACCGCAAAAACCTGCAAAAACTGCCAGTGGTGGGATCCGATTAATAGCGTAATCGGGGAATGCCGAAGAATGCCGCCTCATCCAGCTGACAATGTAGCCGACCCGCGATGGTGGCCCGGGACAAAGAGAGATGACTGGTGCGGCGAGTTTGCAGAATACAAAGACAAGGGGAGCGGGAAGGCATGAGCCAACAACCAAAATGGGTGCTTGAAAAGCGCCTCCGAGAACTGACCGGCCTGAGCCATGAGCAGGTGCGCCTGCGCCGGGGGCAATGGGTGGAGGGTCGCCAGTGGAAGTACGGCCCAGACAAAACCATCTGGTACAACCTGGAGGAAATCGAACGGTGGGTCGAAAACGGAATCGCGGCCTAAGCCCCCAGGAAGAACGGGAGGCCATCGAGCAGTTGGTGGCCAATTCCCCGGGCATTGAGTTGCGCGGCGAGGCCGTCCGGATTGATTTCATGTACCAGGGCAAGCGGTGCCGGGAGACGCTGAAAATCCCGCTGACGTTTGCCAACGTGGAATATGCGGTCAACAAGCGGAAGTCGATTCAGCTGGAAATCCGCCAGGGTGCGTTCGATTACGCGGTGCATTTCCCGGAATCGACCAGGGCCCGGAATACCAAAGCCAGCCGGTCAATCGATCTTGAGTCTCTGTATCGGCGCTATCTGCCGGTCATGGCCATGGACATTACGACCGAGACCGAACGGCGGTACAAGGTGGCTCTGGACGTGTGCTGTGAGATTGTCGGCTGGTCCGTGCCAGTGGACACGCTCATGCCTGAAGATGTGGACAGGCTGCGCTCCGGCCTCATTGCCACGCGCAAACCGTCCACAGCGAATCACTATGTCAGCGTCTGGAACGGAATGTTGAGCTGGGCCAAGGCCAATGAATACACCTCTCGTGATCTGAGTGCGTCAAAGTTCAAGGGTGTGGCCGATGATCCGGACCCGCTGACTTTGGACGAGTACAGGGAAGTGATCGAGAATGGCTGCCTGCACCCCCAGGACAAGGCGCTGGTCACGCTTGCAGTTTACACCGGGCTTCGGCCTGGCGAACTGTGCGCCCTGGCCAGAGAGGATATTGAGGGCAACCTGATACACGTTCGGCGATCAGTGACAGCAGCCAAGGTGCTGAAGGTGCCAAAGACCGAGAACGCGAGAAAGGTTTGGCTGGTACCGCCAGCACAGGAAGCGGTCAGGGCGCTACTGGAAATGACCAGGGACGCCAAACCCGTCGAGGAAGCCGTGGAGATCAGCCGACACCAGTCGCGCAAGGAAACGATTACGCCACTGGTGACGCCGTTGCAGGCGAGGAACAAGAGCATTTCCACCAACCGCATGCAGGTCGGTTCGTGGGCGACGAAGTGGGAGAAGCTGCTGACCAGGGCAAAGGTCCGGCGCCGGGTTGCCTATCAAACTCGTCACACTTATGCCTGCTGGTCACTGACGGCACATGGTAACATTGCGTTCATTGCAAAGCAGATGGGCCACA